AAAGGAAGGAAAAAATATATGAAGGGACTAGATAACGTAATATGCTATGATATAGAAACTATGCAGGAGTGTTTCATAGTGGTGTGCATGAAGCCTGAACAAACTCCCAAAAGTTTTGTAGTCAGTAGATGGAAGAATCAACTTGATTCATTTGTAAAATACACTGAAGAAAATAAAGATGTTTATTGGGTAGGTTATAATAACTTACGCTTTGATGCTCAGGTAGTTGAGTGGGTGCTTAGAAATTGTGAGCACTGGCATGAATTATCTGGACTAGAGATATGTGCAAAGATTGCACAGAAAGCTCAAGATGTAATCCATGATGCTAACTTTGATGTGTTCCCTGAATATAGAGATTATGAACTATCATTAAAACAGTTAGACTTATTTAGGATACATCATTACGATAATAAGAACAGGCGTGTTAGCCTGAAGAGATTAGAGTTTGAAATGGACATGGAGAACATTGAGGAGATGCCTATTCATTATGCCAAAACTGACCTAACAAGAGACGAAGTGTACCAATCTTTATTGTACTGCTTCAATGATGTAGATGCAACTTATGAATTCTACAAAGTAACACTAGGTAATACAGATCATCCATTATACAAAGGTAACAACCAGATTCAACTCAGAAATGATATTGAAAAAGAGTTTGGTATACCCTGTTTGAACTATTCTGATAGTAAGATAGGTGATGAGATGATTAAGAAGTATTACTGTGAAGAGAAAGGGATTACTATTAAAGACCTTCCTAGGAAAGGGTATTTTAGAAAAACTATTGAACTTAAGAAATGTGTAGCACATTACGTAAAGTTTGAAACTAAACATCTAAAAGACTTTCTTAAACAGATCAAAGGAACAACGCTTGGTTTGCAAGACGACTTTAAGGAACATTTACATTTTTATGATAATGTATATGGTTTTGGTAAGGGCGGTCTTCATACAGAACAGAAGCCAAAGATCTTTGAAGCTGATGATGAGTATGAAATTATCGACTGGGATGTAGCAAGTTATTATCCTGCTATTATAATCAACAGTGGTAAGTTTCCTGCACATTTAGGAAAAGCCTTCTTAAATGGCTATAAGAGGATGTTTGACCGTAGGTTAGAACTGAAACCTTTAGCTAAGACAGATAGAAAAATCAAAGGAATCGTAGGAGCACTTAAACTTGCAGTTAATTCTGTGTATGGTAAGTCATCTGATATGCTTTCATGGATATACGATAGGCAATTAACTATGTTCACCACAATTACTGGAGAACTTAGCTTAATGATGCTTATTGAACAATATGAACTAAGCGATATCAGGGTGATCTCTGCTAACACAGACGGTGTTACAGTTAAAGTGAGAAAAGACTTGATTCCTAAAATGCACGAGATTAATGAGTGGTGGTGTGAGGTTACCCAATATATATTGGAGAGAACTGATTACACTAAACTTATATTCACAAGTGTAAATGATTACATAGCTATCATGCCTGATGGATACATTAAGAAGAAAGGTGACTTCCTAACAGATTTTGAATTACACAAGAATAAATCTGCTAGGATAGTCCCTATTGCTTTAGAGAAGTATTACATTGATGGAATACCTGTAAGTGAGACCATTAGGAATCACAAGAATCTTTATGATTTCTGTATTAGACGAAAGACAAGTAAAGATTTTAACTACGAAGGTGTTAATCCAAAGACCAACAAGCAAACTCAGTATGATAAACTCATTAGATATTACGTAAGTAAAGAAGGTGAGAAGATATTCAAAGTTAAGAAAGATGATTCCCAAAGTACAGCTCCTAATAGAAGTCAAGTAGAAGCTGGTGAATGGGTGTGTCAAGTTTGTAATTATCTAGAAGGTGGAAGCCCTACAGATAATGTAAACTTTGATTATTATATAGACAAAGCAGAAGGTATGTTGGTTAAGGTTCTTACTGGAGGTAAGCGTAAAAGAAACACCGTTATACCTAATCAAATTAAATTATTTTAAACCAAAACAAAGAAGATGAGAAAAGCTAGCGAAATATATGTAAGAATTGGATTTGAAGATATAACTGTCCCCATAGCTGATAGGGAAGCTGTTATAGAAGAAGTTACACCACAATACTTTATTGGGTATGAAGATTTAGATGGTGAAGAATGTGAAGAAGATGGCACTTATTTAAACCAAAACAAAGATGAGTAAAGAAGATAAGGATTTTCACATAGGGTTAGGGTTTGGTATTGCAATAGGAGTAGTACTAACACTAGGTATTATTTATTTAACTTAAACCAATGCAAAAGAGAGCTAAGATAAATAGAAAGAACATAGCAAAACATCTGATGAGGTATCAACTAAATCTTGTAGCAAAGGATTTAGATAATGCCTTGGATGATAATTGGGCTCAGTGGACACTCACTGAGGAACAATACGAACAGTTTAGACAATATTCTATAAAGACACTAAAGAAAGTATTTAAGTTTAATACAAATAAAGCAAAAGATACTTTCAGGTGGTTTTATAGACATTTTGGACTAAGTATAGATGATAAAAACAATTCAATAAAAACAGAAACAGATGAGTAAACTAATTAACGAGGACTGGGAACATGCAGCTTATGCTAATGATGAAATGTATAGAGCACATAGGGAGTATATAATAAGGATGGAATATGAAGAGTGGGAACACGAACAAGAACTAAAGAACAAGAAACCTGCAATTATAACATTAGAAAAGCCAACAAATGAAACTCCACATAAGCCCAAAGATATTCAAAGAGATAATAAAGAAGAGTTATAACCTAGACTCTATTTATCTTTTAAAACTAATAGAAGATGGACAGGACATAGCACCTTTATATGAAGACAGTATGAAGATTAGCTCTCTATATCAAGGACTTATAAGAAAAGGCTTGATAAGTAGAGATGATGAGAAAATTACTATAGAAGGCAAAGACTTGTTGGACTTTATAAGTTCAGATGATAATACACCTTCACCTAAAATGATAAAACGTAAACCAGTAGTTACTGAGTTTGAAGAATGGTGGAAGAACTATCCTTCAACAGACTCATTTACATACAAACACAAAACGTTTAAAGGTAGTAGGTCTTTACGTAGAGCTAAGAATGATTGTAAAGCAAAGTTTAAAGCAATACTTAATGAAGGAGACTATACAGCTCAACAGTTGATAGGAGCTCTGAAGTACGAAGTGAATGTTAAAGTGGAACGTTCTCTTAGAGAAGGTAAGAATCTAATGAGCTATATGCAGGGTTCCGTTCCATATTTAAATCAAAGAACATTTGAAGGTTTCATAGAACTTATGGAATCAGAGAAAGATAAACCAGAACAACAAACAGGATCAACAGATATTTAAAACCATGGCAATTAAATCAGGAAAACCAAATAAAGAAAAAAAGACAGAAAAAGACCAATATATTCTAAAAAAACAAAGAAAGTGGAGGAAAATCAATGGAAAATGGTATAAAGTGGCAGGATCTTCTACACAGGAAAAGATAAAATTTATACCATGTAATGAAGATTCCCAGATACATAGTTATCAAAGAACTTATAAGAAAGCATACTATAAGCATTTCGATGATACTTATGATCAGCACAAGAATAAACAAATACTAAAAGACAAAGAGAATGAGTTTTGATATACTAAAAGAAGAGGTAAGAAAAGGTTTAGAAGGTAAGAATGGTGGTATACCAATGGGTTTCAACAGACTTAATAGATATGTAGGTATTAGAAAGTCTATGTATTACTTAGTAGGTGGTTTAACAGGTTCAGGTAAGACTAGCTTTATTGATGATGCTTTTGTGCTTAATCCAGTAGATTGGGTTATGTCTCCTGAAGGACAAGCATCAGGAATTAAGATAAAGATATGGTATAGATCCATGGAGCGTAGTAGAACTTACAAGCTTGCAAAGTGGACATCTCGTAGAATATTCTTAGACCATGGTATTACTATAGGTGTAAATAAACTACTAGGTTGGACTGAGCAAATGGATGAAGAGGAACATAAGTTGTTTCTTTCTTATGAGGACTACATGAATAAGTTATCAGAGATAATAACTATAATTGATGGACCAGAAAATCCAGTAGGAGTTGCCAAAGAACTAAAAGCTTATGCTTTAGAACGTGGAGAGATAATACAGCAGGATAAATACAATAAGATATATATTCCTGATGACCCAAATGAAATAACTATTGTTGTTATTGATCATATTGGCTTGCTTAAAACTACTAGAGATCAACCAACTAAAAAACAAGCTATTGATAAGATGTCTGATGAGTTACGATATGCTCGTGATTTTTATGGATACTCACCAGTAGTGGTTAGTCAGTTCAATAGGTCTATTGCTAATCCTGCTAGGATAAAGAATGGAGATGTTGAGCCTCAGTTGGAAGATTTTGCAGATAGTTCAACTACTCAGAACGATGCTGATATAGTTATGGCTTTGTTTGACCCTATGAGATATAATGTAGAAGATCCTTCAGGATATAATCTAGATAAATTAAGAGATGATTATGGTGCTAAATTCTTTAGAAGTTTACGCCTTATCAAAAATAGTTATGGTGAAGATGATATCAGGATAGGTCTTGCATTTCTAGGCCAGCTAGGTATGTTTAAAGAGCTACCAAAACGTAAGCACATAACTGATTCTGATTATGTTTCAGTAACAAATAAAACATTTTTTCTATCATGACAGAACCTATAAAATTACTAGAAAAAAGATTACGTGAGATAAGAAGTATAAAAAAAGATGCATGTAGTGTTTCTGAAAAAGATGCCATTAAAATAAATCATCTATATAACGAATACTATGCATGCATAAAGCTTTTAAAAAAACTAAAGGAAACAAATATGATAAAAGATCATTTGTATATATTAAACATTTACGATAAAAAAGAAGGTAAAATAATTTTTACAAGACACACTGTTGATTTACAGCAGGCAAGAAGATGGAAAGGCGAAGTTGAGTTTAGTAAAATTATAAATCAATTAGGTAATGAAATTAAATAAAAAAGAAGTAGCAAAGGACATTTATGTAAACAAGGGTAAAGTTATGGCTAATAAATTTTGGCAATTTAATTATAACCCTATTACTGGATTTCCTCCAGAGAGAATATTGTATTATAGAGCTAAACCAAAAGACAAATGACATTAAGAGATAAAAGACAAGCAGAGTTTGCTGATACATGGTGGAACCATGGTAAGTATGGGATATTAAACTTGTGTCCTAGATTTGGAAAGATTAGAACTACAATTAACATCCTAAAGAAGATGGAAGATAACTGTAAGATTCTGATTGCTTATCCAGACAAGAAGATAAAAGACTCCTGGGAAGAAGACTTTGAAGAGATGAAGTACGTGAATGATAACATTACATACACAACACATCTATCAATACATAAACATTCAGGAACTGAGTTTGACATAGTTGTCATTGATGAGATACATTTACTATCAACCGCACAAATAGGTGCATGTGTAGATTTGTTTTCTCATAATGATCATATACTAGGATTAACAGGTACGCTATCTAAATACACTAAGCGTGATTTATCACAAGACTTAGGACTAGAAGTATTGGCTGAGTATCCTATTGAGACAGCTATTGAAGAAGGTGTTATTGTAGATTATCAGATAACCGTAATTAAAGTACCGTTAGACGATATAACGCCTATACAATTCAAGAAAGGAAAGAAGACTGAACTGAAGCAATTTAAAGCTTACAGTTATATAATAAATAAGATGATGTATGCAGGTGGAAACACTATGTTTATGAGACTTGCAAGAATGCGTCTTATTCAAAACTCAATAGCAAAGCTAAATATAACAAAGAAGATACTAAGAGATCATCGTGACGAACGTATCCTTGTATTTTGTGGAATAACTAAAATAGCTGATGCTCTGGGAATACCATCACACCATAGTAAGTCAAAGGATAAAGATGCCTTTAAAAGATTTGCTGAGGGAGAAGGTACGCACATGGCTGTAGTGAAGATTGGTAACACAGGAATCACATACAAGCCTCTGAACAAAGTAATAATTAATTACTTTGACAGTAATGCAGAAAACTTAGCTCAAAAGATCAATAGATGTATGGCCATGGAGTACAATACTCCTGACAAGAAAGCAGACATTTACATCATTTGTTCTACTGAGAAAGTTGAGGAAAAATGGTTGAAGAAAGCACTAGAATTCTTTGATGAAAACAAGATAATATACGCTTAATATTCGTATATTTGTAAACTGAATTATTAATAAATACAACTAAAAATGAGTTCAAAATTAATTGGAATTGTTGGTGAAACTGGGACAGGGAAATCAACAGCTATTAAACACTTAAACCCTGAAGAGACGTACATTATAAACGTTGCTAAAAAGGAATTGCCTTTTAAGGGAAGTGAAAAACTGTATAATGCAGAAAACAAAAACTACAAGGAAGTAGATGATCCTGTAGAAGTAACAAGGTTACTAAAAACCTTATCTGAAAAAGCTCCACATATCAAGAACATTGTAATAGAAGATAGTAATTATCTTATGGGTTTCAGAATGGTGGACAAAGCTACAGAAACAGGCTTTACTAAATTTAGTGTTATGGCTAAAGATATGGTAGACATGTTTAGAACAGCTAGAACACTTAGGGAAGACCTAGTAACATTCTATTTCTCTCACCCAGAAACTATTGAAGACAATGGTGAGATAATAGGATACAAGATTAAAACTGCAGGTAAGCTTATTGACAATCAAGTATTGTTAGAAGGTTTACTAACAGTGTGTCTTTATACTAATGTAGAAGAGACAAAAACTGGTGCTGATTACACTTTCTTGACTAACAGATATAGAAAGAGACCTGCAAAAAGTCCTGATGGGATGTTTGAGGAAACTAAAATTCCTAATGACTTGCAGTTTGTAAAAGATGCAATAGTAAAGTATTACGAGTAAAATTAATAAATATGTATAATTTAAAATTAAAAACAAATGAGTGCAATTGGAGGTAAAATTAGAGAACAGAGTAGTGGGTCAAGTGACAGTAACTATGAAAAGAAAGTAGGAATATTTGAAGCTAATATTATAGCAATCAATCCTACAGCTGAAGAGTACAGCAGTATTCTAGGTAGAGAGATTAGTCCAGACAGTAAAGCTACAGAATATTTAGGTGAGACTAAAGATGGAAATACATATCTACGTATAGATGTATGGTTGCAAGAAGTTAAGAATCAAGATAACTTTAAAGTAAGTTTCTTCTTAGAAGATAAACAACGTCAGAACAGAGATGGAACAAAGAACCAATATATCAATAGTGTTGGTACTACATCTTGGGCTGATGAAGAATCTAATTTATATGACTGGTTTACAAAAGACCGTGATTTTCGTATAGCCTATGTAGGTGAGGAAGATTTATATAACTTTATGCAGAAGTGGCTATCTAAGCTAGACTATCGTGATGTTGAAACAGAACTACAACTTGACTGGAAAAAGTTGATGAGAGGTGATGTAAGAGACCTTAAGAGTCAAATTGGTGGTGATTATTGTAGCACTGTTGTTTCAATGGCTACAGTAGTAGTTAGAGAGCGTGATGGTGAATCTAAAGAGTACCAAGGTATCTACAACAAAGGTTTCTTATCTGGATGGGCTATGAAGTTCTTTAGAGCTGTAGACTATACAGATAGAAGAGTTGTAGAATCTCTTAAATCTAAAGCATCTAGAGATTTAAAACAACACGAAAGGTTTGTAGTTCAAGTTTCAGGAGAATATGGTTGTAAAGACTATTATATTCTTAAAGAGATTGAATCTTACAATCCTGGAGATAATCTCGTTGCTTCAGATAAACATATTTCTGAAGATGAGGCAGACTACTAATAAATAAATAAGTTTAATAAAAGCTCTCTTCAGAAATGTTGGGAGCTTTTTTAATTTAATAGAGAATGATTAAAGGAAATAAAAAACAACAACTAAGTAAATCGTTTATTCTTTCCAAAATATCTTCATATGATGTCTTTAAGTTTTATATGCCTAATAATGATTGGCAAGTGAATGTAGTTACACATTCTCCTTTCAGAGATGAGAGAACGCCTTCTTTCCTTATAGGTACCAAAGGTTCAGTAGATTCATTAAGTTTTATTGACTTTGGAGATACTAAATTTAAAGGTGACTGTTTCACATTTGTAATGCAGTTATATAACATTTCTAATTTTGTTGATGTCTTGAAAAAGATTGATGTGGACTTTGGACTAGGTGTTACTAAGGGCTCAGATACAGGTAAGTATAAGAAGATTATAACCAGTTATGTTAAACCAGAGATAAAAGCTAAAGACTATTCTTTTATTCAGGTGAAAACTAGAAAGTTTACAAATGAAGAACTTTCTTATTGGAATGATTATTATCAAGATGTAGATGATCTCAAAGCTAACAATGTGCACTCTATTGCTGAAGTTTATCTAAACAAGAAGCGTATTGTGTTAAAAGACACTGAGCTTAGGTTTGGTTATCTATATGAGGGTAATTGGAAAATCTATAGACCTTTCACAGATAGAAAGTGGAAATGGATGCCTAATAATGTACCCATCACAGCAATGGATGGAATGGATGATATCAAAGATTGCCATACAGCTTTTATTACGAAGAGTAAGAAAGATTATATGGTTATGAAGAAGATATTCCCAACTGTTTGTGCTGTACAGAATGAAGGTGTAGGATGTTTCTCCTATGATAATGTTGAATACATTACTAATAACTCAGAGAAACAGATATTATCTTTTGATTCAGATACTACAGGTGTGAACAATAGCATAGACATTACCAACATGTTTGGTTTTGATTACTGTAATGTTCCTAAGAAGTATCTACCAGAGGGTATTAACGATTGGGCTGATCTTGCAAAAGGTCATGGACTAAAAGTAATAGAAGATTATTTAATAAATAAATCAATACTAAAATGAGTATATTAAAACACAAACATGAAATACCATCTTATAAAGAAAAAGCAAAAGTTCTTAAAGATAATGGTTGGGAAACTTGGTATAATGATGATAACTGGATAAAAACAGAGTGGTATGACCAAGGTAAAAAAATTGATATGATGGGAACGTCAACTGAATCAGCCTATAAAATTTTAAACCAAAACAAAGATGAATAAAGAAATAATAAAAAAGTTGAACTTAGTTCTTGGAGACTTAGAGATGTTAAAAGCTGGAACTTGGGTACCTGATGATGAATCATGTGATTCAAGTATAAGCAACATAGAAGATGTTATATCAGATCTTACTATGAGTTTTAAAACTCTTGAGTCTGACATCAAGAATAATATCGAGTGGTTATATACCACTACAGAAGATGAAGTACAATGCATTGGTGTAGAAAACTTAGAAAGTATACTACGAGAATATATCAATGAAGATTTTTCAATATCACTAGAATAATTAATTAATAAATCAATAAAAATGAAAAGTACAATTAAATCAGGAAGTGCAGAAGCGTTACAAATAATGTTAAATGCATCAGTGCCAGAACAGACAAAAACTTACAAACCAGTAAGTCATCAAGAACTAATGGACCTTACATTAGAAAGCATTCATCAATCAGGTTACGAACTTGCAAGTCAAGAGTATAGTGTAGCTGAAGATGGTGGTGTTGCTAATGGTAAATATACCATTTCTAATGTTGCCGATAGTGAAATGCAACTACAAGTAGCTTGGCAGAATAGCTATAACAAGAAAGTAAGCTTAAAGTTTGCTCTTGGTACCAGAATAATGATTTGTGCTAACGGAATGGTTAGTGGAAACTATGGTAGCTTTAAGAGTAAGCATGTAGGTGATGTGCAAACAGTAGCACCTGCAAGTATTGTAGAATATATTAAGAAAGGATCATCTGCATTCTCATCATTACAGAGAGATAGAGATTTATTTAAGCAGTATGAAGCTACTGACCAAGTTCAAGCAGAGCTACTAGGTAGAATGTTTATTCAGGATGACCTTATAACTTCTACACAACTTAACATCATTAAGAGAGAGCTGGTTAATCCAACTCATAACTATGGTGCTGATGGAAGTTTGTGGGAATTGTATAACCATGCAACATTTGCATTAAAAGGTTCACATCCTTCTAGATGGATGTCTGCACACTCAGAGTTGCATACATTCTTTAGTAACATTATAGCTCCATCACCTGCTATAATAGATGCACCTTCTTTTGTAACAGCTGATAATCAAATAGAGATGTTTTAATTATGACAGTGCAAGATCATATAAACGTATTACTTCAGATTGTTAAGAATGATCCTGAAGTAGCTGATTATCCATGTATATATAGTGCAGATGATGAAGGTAATTCTCATCATAAGGTTCTATATACGCCTACAGTAATGAGGGTGGAATCACTTGATAATCAATATCTCGAAATAGAAGATTGTAAACCAACAGGAAAGTTAGAAGGTAACGTTCTCTGTATAAACTAAGTAAATATGAAATGGGATAATTTTAAACACCTGTTCCACTCATCGTGGCATAGTAAAATAAAACCATTTGTAGAAAGCAATGAATGTGATGAAATATACGCATTCTTGAAAAAGGAGAGTAAGAGGGGCAAGCAGATTGCTCCTCTCTCATCTAATGTCTACAGATGTTTTATGGAAACTCCACTTGATGAAGTGAAAGCAGTAATTGTGGGCATGTGTCCATATCATACTTTTAAGTATAACTTACCAGTAGCAGATGGTTTACTAATGGGATGTTCTGTTACAGAATATTTACAACCATCTTTAGATAACTTTTATAGAGCTCTTGAAAAAGAATTTCACAGAGGAATCAATTTAAGTTATGATCCAACGCCTGATGTAGCTTATTTAGCTAACCAGGGTGTACTGATGCTTAATGTAGCACTAACTACAGAGAAAAACAAAGCAGGCAGTCACATAGCGTTATGGGAACCCTTCACAAAGTATTTGTTTGAAGAAGTTCTTAATCCGCTAGGTGTGCCTTATGTCTTTCTAGGTAAAGATGCTGCTAGATATAAAAAGCATACAGGAATATTCTCTCATGTCTTTGCAATAAGTCATCCAGCAAGTGCTGCGTATAGAGGTGCTGATTGGGATTCAGACGGAGTGTTCACAAAAATAGATACATTAATTTATGAAAATAACGGTTATAGCATCAATTGGTTAAAAGATGCAGAAAAACCATTTTAAAAACAAGAAGAATGAAAGCAACATTAACAAATGATCCAGGAGATCTAAGAATAGGAGATGAAATAGTAACAGGTGCAGGTTCTGAAATGAGATATTACAGAGTAATGGAAGTGCCAAGAGAGAGTAAGAAGTCACCTTATACATGGGGTGATCAGAGAAAAAGATACATAGCTGTAAAGGTTCAAGCTAGTATAGAAGAAAGAATCCAGAAGTGGAATAATTGGAAAGGAGAACCTCAAACAACTACTCATAAAACATTTACGTTTGAAGAACCTTCTGAAGATGCTCCTGTATTAAAACTAGATTTAAATTATAAAAACATGGTAATAATTAAAAGAAAAGAAGAATGGACAGTGTAAATAGATCAATTAAATTAAAAGACCTCCAAGTAGGAGATGAAGTAATTGTAAGAGGTGTAGACCTGAATTATATGATAATACATAGATTACCAAAGTTAGTTAGTAAAACTTATAAATATTCAGATGGAACAGTTCATAAATATAATGAATGGTCAACTGCTAAGTGTACAAGAGATAATATGGTATGGCCAGATCATGGTACACAAAAAAAAGATGTGTACTTTGATTTTTCACATAAATGTATGTGGTTAGTAAAAAGAATAGGAATTAATAAATAAATAAATAGATAAACAAATGATTTTAGAACAACAAAAACAATCGAAAGTCCTACAAACAGGACAAAACAACGAGAGCATAGGAATGTCCCTAGACTTAGATTCTGCACAAGTATTGATGCAGATGTTAAGTAAGAATCTTTATTCAGATTCAATAGGCTCTGCAGTGAGGGAATGTGCAAGTAATGCATTAGACAGCCACAGAAGAGCTGGAGTAACAAAACCAATAATAGTATCCTTAGTAAGAAATGATAGTAATAACTATGAGTTTTCTGTTGAGGATTTCGGTACAGGTTTAGATCATGATGATGTTACAAACATTTTAAGTAAGTATGGTAAATCTACTAAGCGTTCTAGTAATACTGAGCTCGGTATGTTCGGTTTAGGATTCAAAGCACCATTAGCATACACTTCTTCATTCTATTTTACATGTAGAAAAGATGGAAGAGAGCGTAAGTATATGATGTATGAAGGAGAAGAAACTAATACTATTGACCTTCTAGATGAAACAGTTACAGATAAGAGCAATGGTGTAAAAGTTACTATTCCAATTAAGTGGAGTGATAATTATGATTTTAAGAAGAAGATAAAGGAACAACTTGCTTATTTTGAGAATGTGTATTTTAATGTAGATGATATAGATAATAACTTTAGCATTCATAGAAATAAAATATTTCAATTTTCTGAATTAGCAAATGACGATAAACTTCATATATGTTTAGATGATGTTTATTATCCTTTAGATTTTCAAAAGATAGGAATAGATTCTATTGATATTCCTGTAGGATTAAGATTTGGTTTAGAAGATGGATTGTTTCCTACTCCTAATAGAGAATCTTTAATCTATAGTCAAGAATCTAAGAAAGTTATTCGTGCTAAACTTGTAGAGTTTGCTAATTATATGACTGATCGTTATAATAGTTCAATTACGGAAACAGATAATGTAAAATCTGCTTTAGAATACTATACTGACAGTTATAGAAGAGTAGAACTGTTTGGAACTAAAATGGACTATGAACCTTTAAAAGCATTTGCTACAGTAAAGCTTAAAGCTCCTAAAATTAAAGGTGTCAATACTATAGACTTAAGTATTTATAATACCACTACATTTAGTAGTTTACTTTGTGAGTATGTAAAAAGCTTCAAGGTAGAGAACGATAGAATGTACAGTCTTAAGAATAGCTATTACTCAACACCTAAGTGGAACCAAAAGGATAATCATTTTATTATGAATGGTGTAATGAAAGGTCATAAGAAAAACTGGATAAGAGAACAAGCTATGGATGTTATAAACGCTCCTGTGGTGTCAAGTGATACTTCACGCATATACAGAAGTTTCATTCTTAAAAAGAACAGAAACCTTGTGTTAGGTAACAAGAACTCTTATAAAATGGATTCTTATTATGAGATATTACGCCTAGAGAACTATGACAAGAGTCAATGGAGAGATGTAATTAAAGATTGGCAAAAGATTGAAGAGCTTATACTATCTGATTCAACAGATATGACTGATGCAATTGTACCTGCTCAATGGATAGCTGATAGAAAAGCTATTGCATCTAAAAAAGGTACAATAAGCAGAGCTATAGGTAAGAAGCTGGTAGGAGAGATTTCTTTTAAGCGAGCAGAAGACCTCATGAAATGGAGTGGAGATAGAAATTGTAAGTTTGTTGCCAACAAGATGAAATTAGAACGCATCGAAAAAGGATCAATGGTTTACATTTATGATTTATATGATAATCAAGATAAGTTGGATAAATTATACAACATTGTTGGGCGTTTGAATATTAACCTAATCTCTTTCTCTAACAGAGAATTCAAACTAGTAGACAGTCTAGATATAAAGAATCTAATAAGTTATGATGAATTCATGAAAGGTGAGCACATATTGTTTAGAAGAATTACTACTTCTTATAGAATTAGGAAACTTATGAATGATTTTCCTGCAACATTTAGAAGCAGCGGTAGAATCTTTATGGATAAGTTAAACTCTAATTTTGAAAAAGAAGTTACTGAGCTAGTAAGTTATGTAAATGAAAACTTTAATACTAGAGAAGTTAATTACAGCAAACTTGATGTAATGTTAGATATAACTAATGCTGGTAAGAATTTAGAAGATCACAAGGTTTATTATTTATATAATAAAGTTAAGTCTTTTCTTGAAGCTAATTCATTTATAGAATTTATGTCTAGTAATGGTGGAGGTTATGGCAACAATAATTCTGCAGTAAAAGTTACTGCTGATTTATTTAAATATCACAAACTAAGATTAAATATAGAACATTATAAACTTAAAGAAATGGAAGGAGGAGAAGTAGAAGAAACCGAAGTATAACAAGAGATTAGATGGGAGATTGACAGACAGTCTCCCATATTTTTAGTAAATTAACAATTAATAAATACAATTAAAAAATGAACAAATTTTTAAGTTTAGAGTGGTTTAAAAACAAGGTGGACCATTCAATTGAGAAAGTTATTGAGAAGAAATTAGATAGCTTAATTGACCAAGAATCAGAAAGTACAGAAGAAGAGTGTACAGAACCTCTATATAGGGGAATTAAGTTAGTTAATGATTCACTAACTATTTTAATGAATGATGGTGAAATCATCAACAAGCCAAATGCTACAGAAGAAGATTATGAAGCTATAATAAACGTAAAATCTCAAGCTGAGTTTGATCGTATAATTATGGATCCTAATGTATATCTGGAAAAAGAAAAGAAAGCTAAAGAAGTAGCTAAAGCAAAAGCCTTAATAAAAGGTATTCAACTATTAGAAGACTGTGGAGAATTCGCTGTAGAAGATAATGTTGTTTACTTTAAGGGTATTTCTAGGTCTATTCCTCAACTATTAGTAGAAAAGCTAATAGAAGTGGTAGATAGATCAGAAAACCTCTCTGAGGATGAAGAGTACCTATCATTGAAGAGATTCTTTATGTGGTGTTGTCTTAATCCAAGAGCTGAAGTGAGCAATGAGCTATACAGGTTCTTAGATGAGAATAGCTTTCGTATTACTAAGCAAGGATTCTTTGTAGCCCTACGTAATGTAGTAACGTTACACGGTAGTCCAGAGCTTGTACATTTCATCTCTAATACATACAACAAAGTAAAAGCTGTATGGAAGAAGAGTCCTGATAACTATACAGTATTTATCAAAGATGATATTTACACTTTAGTTCATAATGATTCATTGACAATAGAAGAGACTCACACATCTACAACATGTCTAAATTGTTTAGGTGAAGGTGGTTGGGAAGATGAAGATGGAGATTGGGAAGAGTGTGAAGTGTGCGGAGGTACAGGTGATGTAGAAGAATATTCTTACACTGAAACATATCTAGCAGAACATGGTGAAAATCTAGGAAGTCTTACAGAGCTTTATCTAGACCTGCCAAACAGAAAGGAAAATCGTTTTACAGATGATTGGACAAAAACGTTTGACATTCGTGTAGGTAAAGTAGTTAACATGCCTCAGGAAGAGTGTAACTGGTCAACACAAGATTGTGCTGCAGCTGGTTTACATTTTACATCAGATCAAATACACTATGTAGGATGTGGTGATCAATCTGTTCTTGTACTTATTAACCCTATGAAAGTAGTTGGTATTGGTGCACATAAAGGTAGATGCTATGAGTACTTACCAATCATGACTGTACCAAGAGAAGAAGCTACAACTATTCTTCACGATGGTCAGTTTGATACTTTAGAGTTAGATGAAGAGTATGCAATCCGTGACCTTTCAGACATAGAGTCTAAAGTAGCAGAAGGATATGCAGTTGAATCATCTAAGTATGAGTTTAACCTACCAAGTATATCAAGCTCAGACATACGTGAGGTGATTATGAATCTAGATCAGATGAAAAATGAGATAGAGGATAGAATAGTAGAGTTAGATTAAATTAATTAGGGGTTGTAATATTTTAATTAAATTTGTTGCAACCCTTAAAATTAAAATTATGGCTAAGAAAGTAAAAAAACCAAGAGTACCTAGAACTAGAAATGCTGAAACAATGACAGAAGCAGCATTCTGGTCTATGATAAGAAGTGCTCTTAGGCAAAAGAGTAGATGGTGGAAACCTGTAGCACAATGTAAGCAAGAATCTAGAAGAGCATATAAAGGAAAGAACAAAAGACAGAAGTGGGAATATCAATGTAAAAAATGTACTGATTGGTTTAAAAGCGATGAAGTAAACATTGATCATATAAAACCTGCTGGTAGTCTTAACTGTTCAAAAGACCTTCCTGCCTTTGTAGATAGATTGTTTTGTGAGGTGGATAACCTTCAAACACTTTGTACAACATGCCACAATGAAAAAACACAATCAGAACGTAAATCAAAAAAACCAAAAAAATGACAAGAAGAGATTATGCCGTAGTGGCAAGAGGTATTTTAGAATCAGATGTTAATGATTATGATAAGGAAGAATTAGCTAGATCAATTTCTAATAAATTAGAAGAGAAATATACCAATTTTAAAAAACAAATATTTATAACTAACTGCTTAAATAAATAAACATGGGAGCAATACACAAAGAAGACACTATAACAGGAAGAACACTGGGAGAAGCTTTTAACGCTTTACAAGAATTAGATAGAGAAGAGCTAGGTAATGATTACTATAATGGAAGTTGGCATAATGCACAAGGTATAGTAGAAGTATCTAGACATACGTTTGAGAATGGTGAACCATCTAAACATGAAGCTGCATGGGCTTTATGTATTAGAAAACCAGTAGGAAACAATATGAAGACCAAAACTACAGTGACCAACTTCCCTGCTAAAGGAACTAGAAAATGGGTTACTAAATATGTAGTTGATGATCCTCGTTGGGGTGGAACTATTATATCAGAACTAAAGCAAACTGAAGCTATTAAGAAAGCAAGAGCTCTAGTTGAGAAGAACCCTACTTGGAAACTAAAAGTATACATTACAAAATTGTTACAAAACCAAGAGCCTACAGTGGCTGAAATCAATTACAAGAAATCATCTACAGAAAGAGATGGTACATGGGATATCCAAGGATGCTTATCATATTAATTAATCAATAAATACAAAACCAAATGTCAGATTTTAAAGAAAAATTAAAAGAAATAACACAACCAAGTCATTATAAGAATGAAGATGTAGAAGATAGTGGAGATGTAATAGACTTCTGTCATCTATATGAATTAAACTTTACTCGTGGTAACATAGTTAAATATGTAACTAGGGCTGGTAAAAAAGATAATGAATTACATGATCTAGAGAAAGCTCTTGAATACCTGAAGAGAGAAATAGCTTATGTAGAGTTCTTAAACGAAGCACACTAGTAATGATAGGTGGAAAAATAAAAACAGGACCCACTACAGGTGGGGATGAAATAATTACTAGGGTGGTGAAAAACTGCCCTAGTAAATATGATGAGACAGAGAGAGTGCTAATTATAGATGCAGATAGTATAATGTATTTTGCTAGTTACTTTCCTGAAGACTCTGTACTGGAGTTTCCAACAGAGGAAGACAGAATAGAAGAGGCTAAGTATAGAACTAGAACTAAGCTACAA